ACTTCAAACTTTATTACGGCCATTTTCTCGCTCCATTATTTCAGCCAGGGTCTTCTGAATGAGAAGGATTTTTTGGAGTAGGATTTCATAATCGCCCATTGAATCGAAATCAATCCGGGAAATATAATCTTTTAGCAGGTCATCCCGCCCAAATAGCATTGAGGCTATATGCCAGAGGCCCAGGTCTTCATCATCGAGTGGCGGCGGGTTCTGGGAAATATGAGGAGTTCCGCCTATATCTTTCCAGTCGCAGAGCTTTCCCCAGTCAAAATACCACTCGCAGAATCGCTGGACTTTGGAAAGAAAAAATCGGGATTCCCCGCATCTTCGACAATGGATAAAATGAGCGGCCTCTTCCGGTCAATAACCATCTCTCCGCCTATCTGAATTAACACTTCTTTAGCTTGAGCAAGCGGAATCTTTTTACCATCTTCATCTGTAAGATCCCAGTCCAGAATTGCTTTAGCGGCCAGTTCAACAAGGAAGGCTGGGTCATAAGACCGGTTCACATCTGCCGCTGTCGGGACTGCTTCAAGTGGGCTGAAGTGCCGGAGCTGGACAGCTAACACGGGTGGTTCAAGATATTTGGTTTGGAGCTCATATTTCAGCCAGTCTGATTTTGGTTGATACTTTTTGAGAACTGCCATTACTATATCTCCTTGTTATGCGAGATAGTCAGTTGCCCGAAGGTTTGTAATAGTCATGTAAGGCACACCGTATGACATTCCAGTTGGAGCGGCGGCCACTGCCTTCGCCAGAAATTCCATATCGGCCGAGATGATGTCATCATGCTTTCCGGTTGAGGATTTAATCATCAGCCAGGGTAAATAAATAGCGATTTCATAAGGCACGTCTTCTGCCTCCTCGCCCTCTCCTACCGTGCCAGCAATAGGGCCAGTTAAAACAATCTTCGCTTTTAGTTCGGTGGCCGCTGTCTGTTTAGCAATCATGGCTATGGCATCTGTCCCATACATCGGGAATCCAATCTTTAACTCGGCGGTTGCCGGAGCGGTAGCGGCTGACTCTGAAATCTCGTTTTTCCCTATTGAGATAGCTTCTTGATGGGACCGGGAAAATGAACATTCAAAAGAGTTAATATCTATTAAATCTGATTCTTGAAAATCAGCCCCACTTTGAGCGTTGATATAAAGTTTCAGCTGTTTTGAGTAGCAGTGATTCCCCCTCGCATCATAGGTAACAGCGTTCATTTTGGTATCAGTATTTACAGATGCCGGAATAACCAACCTATCACCAATAGCCTTTATTTCACTTTCTATAAATCCTTCGCCACCCATCTTGATAGTCCATCCATAGGGCTTAACAGATGGGATTTCCCAGATTTCGCCAGGCATACCAACAGCCAGTGTGCCAAATTTCCCACTATTATCTGCAAGCCGGAATGTATGTGTTTTTGGGTCACCCTCACCGGTGGGCTCTCCGGCTGTGCCAAAGACCATAGCGATTAGCGTCCCGAGAGCCCCGGGGCTATAAGACATATCCGAGGCAATGGTCAGGTCAATAGGCTTATTCGCCCCCAGGAAAGCACTGTATTGAACAGGGAGGTCAACCTCTGTAACTTCAAAGACATCCTGTGCTTTTTGTAGTCCAGAAATCGTCTTAAAAGGCAGTCCGCAGTTAGCCCCCACTTCGGCCGCAGTCCCCCAGGTTGCAGCCTTCTTGAAGGCAGCCATTTGTCCTTGTTTTGCAAGCGTTGTTCTCCATGCCATGTTAGTTCTCCTTTATTACTTTCTTCCGAGGCTCTTTCTTTTCTTCAATGTTTACCATCCACTCGGCCGAGCCCTGCTTAACCCAAGCCTCTGCCACATCCAGACCAAAAATCTGAGCCTCATATTCCTGGCCAGGGATAAGAAGTATTCCATCTTTCCCTACTCCAGGACTTCCGATCCATCGGATTATTTTTTTCTCATTCTTTTGAAACATCTTAATCTCTCCTAAAACTCCAAAGCATATCTTGAAACGGGGATTGCCAGCTCAAAGAAAGCCAGGCCGACATCTGACAGCACCCCAGAATCGGTTTCTCTAACCTCACCAGGAGACAAAGTCAGCTCCATTACTCCAAGCGAGCCTGTGGCATTGCTCACATAATCATCATGAATAGCTGCCCTTATTTTCTCAATCAGGTCTTCCATCTCAAGCACCGCATCCTGGAGGGCCGTCTCTTTGACATATCCCCGAATAACTATTTCCATTGTATCTTTCCAGCTCTGCGGTGAAGAGAAGCTTTCTACACCATGAGTGCCGCCAGAAAAAACCATCAGCCATGGGAAACCTTTTGTCTCTTCCCAGCTCATCATTCGCATGGTAACCCCAGCTACTCCATCGATGCCCTCAAGCAGTGTCTTCACCCGCAGCAGCACATCTTTCCGCCAGCTCATTTTGTCACTCCAAGCCTGGCCAGGATATTGTTTTCAGATAGCATGGCCGCCAGCTTTTCTTTCCGCTTCCCCATCACTGAGCTAAACCACCTTGAGGCAGGGACTTTTACTTCTTTCTTCATCGCAAAGAGCGGCTTTTTACCCTTCCCTTGTTTTTGGAAAAGAATTAAATTCCCCCGTTTTGAATGAGCAAAGAAAGTATCCTGATACTCTCTTGGGAATCCCCTTATCCCTCTAAAGGGAATAGCCAGCCAATCCTTTCGTTTTGGAGTGACAGTCCCGCCCAATTCCTGAATCAAGGCATACGGCACCTCGGGAGCGAATACACCAGAGCCAACAACCACATTCAGGCCCGTAGCCGTTCTTCCTTTCTTTCCGCCGATAGACCTGGCCAGATTACCAGTCTTCCGCCAATCAGCTTTATTCATTCGCCTGGCTTGATATTTCAATTCTCTAACCGACTCATTCTTCCAATTGTCAAGTTCTTTTTCAAGTTCTGGGCTCAACCGAGATAAGGCGTCTATTTCTTTTTTTGCCTCACTGAAATCTGCTTTAATCCTCATAACACTATCCGCCTCAATGGCCTAATTTGTTTCCTTACATCTTCCAGATATTCCTGCTCTGATTTCCAGGCGGCTGTCCCGTCCTGATATGTCCGGCTTGTCTGGCCAAACCGGCCGGTTTTGAGATTTTGGAAGGCAAAGTGGACATATTGAATGACTATCATCTTGAGCTGGTTTATAGCTACCTCACCAAACCCAGCAGTATAGGTCATCTTGATTTTTCCGGTCAGGCCACCAGCAACTGTGGGGAAATATTTGTTAACCGGCCGCCTTATCGCTCCATAGTAGATTTCAATTTCGTTCGGGTCGATTATTACATCATTGAGCGAAATAGAAGTAATGCTCACAATTGGGTAGACCTTCGGGTAATACCAATCACCTTCGTTCTGGGCTTCTTCGTCGGTTATGACACCCTGAGCCAGCTTTTCTGTGCCGAGTTCCCGCCGAATAAATCCTTCAATGGTATCAACAGCCAGGCTGATAAATCCCTGATAGTCTTCAGATGTAATTGTTTGATCAGGCTCAAGAAAGTTTTCAGTCCAGAGTTCAGCACTCATCTTATTTTCTCTCCGGTGCTTTTGGCCTTACCATCAGGCAATAGACCATGCCTTTAACTTTTTGGTATTCTTCCTGTGATACTTCAAAGGTTTCTGGGAGGTTGTATCTATCAAGGATTTTCTCGATCATCATCTTCTGCTTTTCGGTCTTTGCCTTCACCATCATTTCAGTTCAGCTCCAAAGAAGGATAAGGCAGAGGGGAGACCGCCCGAAAAAGCAATCTCCCCCTGCTCGTTCACTCGTCAACTTGCGGTATTGGCTAATACTCTCAGGCCTTGCGGGTCAACAGGATATCCGCCCTTCAGGAATTCAAACAGGAAGCCAACCTTGCCAGAAGCAGCATAAAGTTCATCTAACCGCTGAACAAAAACATAGGGATTATCTGTAATCCAATAGCCCTGGAGGTCACCAAAAATCATCAGGTCTTCGCTACCGGAAGAGATTGCAGAGGTCATGTCAGGACAGGAAATCACTGGCCGGCCAAGAATAGTGTTCGGTTCGGGCCCAATAACATCACCAAAGGCATAGGAGTTCCATTTAATATTTTCAACTGGGGTGGCGCCGGTTGTCACGGCTGATTTGATTTTCGAGAGGAATAACATCCAGGCATCGTTCGTGCACCATACGCCTCTCGACCTGGCATAGGACGGCACATTGTAATAGGCTTTTTTAACATCATCAAATGTTAAAGTATCGTGTGTGCCGAGAGTAACCCTGGTCAAAAGGGTGCTGTATAAAAGACCTGTCGGGCAAGCGCTCCCATCACCCAGAATAAATTTCGTTCCTTCGCTCTTGGCCACATACCGTGCTACTAAACCACTAATAAAATCTTCCAGGTTCACAATAGTATCTTGGGCCAGCATTTTCCGGCTAACCAGAACAAGGGCAGTCTGGGGGTGCTGAACGATTTTCTGTGTGCCTAACAGATGTTCATTTTCCGTGGTGCTTGGATTTCTCGTCCCTGTTTCACCAGGCCATTCAACCACTACGCCCGACCCCTCTTTTACGACATCAATATCACCTGCTACGGTATTCACAAAAGCATATTGCCTGATAGGGCTATACTCAACCAGTTTTTCAACAATTTTCCCGAAGAGTTTCTGGGGGATTAAATATCCGCCTTCTGCTGGAGTTGTGGTGATAGGATAATAAGTGGTCTTCATTTCCGGAGGCTCTTTCCCTGTCTTGACCCATTCCCAGAACTTAGTCTCGTATTTCTTCGCATCTTCATCTTTCTGGTCAAGTCCCTTGAACCCAGATGCCTTTAGTTCCAGGATCTGCTTTTCCAAAGCCTCAACCTTTTCCTTAAGTTCTTTCCGTTCTAATTCTTCCTTTTCCATTTTTTCTTTCTCCTTTTCTTCAGAGTCCTTCAGCGGTTGCTCTATCTTGCCTGACTGAGTGGTTTTCTCCGGCTCAGTATCCCGAGTGGTTTTCTCCGGCTCGGGCGGCTCGGCAGAGCTAAACTCTGGAGGCTCTTTATCAAAATCTTTATAGTGTTTCGCAAGGTGATTATATACGCCTTTTCTGTCGCCTTCTGGAATATCAACCCCGCCCCTGGCCCCGAGCAGTGCACCCATTGCGGCTGCTACTCCACGCCAGACAGCTTTAAGGTCTGCAGCTCGATGATGAGGCAGTTTATAGCTCGTCTTGATATCCGGATTTTCTGAATCATACCAGGCACAGATTTTTTTAAGCGTCTCGACATCAGCTTCCCGGACTTCTTTTCCGCCATCCCATTCTGCCCCTTCGTCAGCATTCCCATAGTCGTGATAAGGAATTACCGACTTGAGTTCGAGGTCAATATCTTCTTTCATGTCTTTTTTCTCTTCGCCAGCCATATCATCGGTTTCGAGTTTCGAAATGTCAAGACTTTTGACCGTTTCGATCATCGCCGCCGGCTGGGCAGGGAATGTCACTGCCGATACTTCCCAGAGTTTTATCTCGGTTACAATCTTCCCTTTTCCGCCATCAATATTTTCCCACTTGACATATTCAAAGCCAATTGACAGCCCGTTAATAGCATCTTCTTTCATGAGAGCCCGGGCCTCGGCCGCCCTCTGGACATCAAGGATTAACTTCCCGTTGGTAATCTTGAGCCCCTTCTCGTCCTCTTCCATCTCAACCCAGCCAATTGGCTCCATAACCATATGCTGCCAGAGAAACGGAAATCTCTTCTTTTCTGATAGCGTCTTTTTGAACGCACCTGGCTTGATGATATCCCCGTCCAGGTCTTCAAGCTCGAATACCGAAGCATAGCCCGTGAAGTGCCCTTCATCATCGGGTGCTGTGAATTTGGCCCTGAAGTTTTTAATTTGGATCATTTTTTGTTTCGGCATTGTTTTTCCTCCTAATATGGAAGCAGGGTACACCGGCAATTACAAACTTGCTCTGGCCCTGCTTTCGGATCGCCCGGGTAGGCCATTGCCTGCCCCCCGATTATAAAATCTTCTGATATTGCGATGGGATCCTGGCTGTATCGCTCATCTGCTTCAATGTGGTCTTCCCTGCTCGTTGGAAGCATTGAACACAGCCAGCCCTTCATTTCCGTTCCTTCTTCTTTCATCCCTTCAAGTTGCCCGAAGTTATCCAGCTTAGCTGTTTCAGTAAATGCCCAGAGCCTGGCCTTCCAGCCTGACCAATCAATCATATCGTCCCAGATTTTCTCTGCCAACTGCATCACAGATAACGGCTGCTCTGCTGTCTGGGCCTCTTCAATTATTTTCTTGATTTTCAATACTGTAGTCTTGGCCACTTGTGTTCCGCTTTCTGTCATCATTAACTCAACCAGGGCGTTGAATTTTTCTCTCCAGGCCACAGGGATATCGTCTGGGTCAGTTTGCTTTTCGGATAGGAAATAATCCACATCCTTCTTTGCCGCTCTCCGGCCCGCCCTGAACCCCAGTATCAACATTTCCTCATATACTGGCCTAAAGAAGTCTTTATACCACTCGATTAGTTTTTCCTGGCTGGCCCCTTCAAGAACCTTTGGTATTCCGCCCTTTTTGGCAGCAGCACCCAGTGTGCTTGTCAGGTCTCTGAGCCATTGGTCATAAGCCGGCTCAAGTTTGGCGGCCATCCTGTCCGTCCTGGTTTTATAAGCCTTCCAGAGAATACTCTTTCTTTCTCTCGGTGCCCAGAACTGGTCACCTTTGGTTGTCATTTTGGTTGTCAATTGAGTTGGTGATTGCTTGGCAGTTTTTCCTGAAGGCTTCACACTCAGAAGCGGGATATCTGAAAGCGTCCCCATTACCACATCACCACCGGGCAAGCCTTCGTATCCCAAAAATTGCCTCTGTTCATTGATGGTGAGAAACCTCAGCCCATTGGCTATTTCAGCCTTTTCTTTCCAATCATCCTGAAGCGCCTCAATGTTTGCCCTATCTATCTGAAGCCACATGCCCTTTCCCCAGAGCGGGACTATCGAGCGGTTGAATTCATCGATGATGAAATCACACAATGGCAGAACCGTCTCAAGATAGAAAGCCTTTCTTGCCTCTTTCATATTCGAGTAGGTCTTGTTTTCTGAGTCCCCCAGCAGTTCTGATGGCACATCAAACAGAGCGGCCATCTGGCGGAGATAGACCTTCATCATCTCGACCCAGTCAGCGTCCCTGATAGTCATCCCCGCCGGCTTCCACTCCAACCCGCCTTCCATAAAGACTGACCGACCGGCATTCGCAGCCCCCGCCCATTCAGACTCAAATTTGTTCTGTATCTCTCGTTTCTTGGTTGGCCCGAGCGGTTCGTCTGTCACTATTATTCCAGGCGGCCTCATGTCGTTATGAAGAAGTGAAAGATTCCATTTTTCAGTCAGGGCCAGGATATCTGCCAGTTGCTGACCTGGGCCATAGAATGGCAGGCCATAGTAATCATCTCCAGGGTGAGGGTGCCGGATATGACAGATTTCCTCTTTCTTAAACTCCCTTACTCTTTTCCCTTTGAATTTATAACTAACAATCTGCCCTGTATCGCTATTGGTAACAACTTCCATCGCCAGAGGATTAACCAGAAACAATGAACCCGTCTGATTGGCCTTGGCAATATAGACATAGGCATTGCCGGCCAGAAGCAGATGAGTTGTTAGCCTCTGATAGAATGACCGGCTACCTTCTGATAGGTTCGGGTTGTATAGCATATCAAGAATCGGATGCTCATCAATCTTTCCCTTCGGGCCCCAGAGTTCAAACTCTAAGCCGCCAACTGCTTTGGCAATCTTCGTAACACAGGCGAACAGGGCATAGTTCCGGCAGTAGGCGTCTATGGCATTAGAAAACTGGTCTGATTTATACCCACCCAGCCCCCAGAAGAACATGCTTGAGCTGGAATATGGCGGTTGTATTGTTTGGCTTGCTGCCTTTATTTCCTGAACCATTTCTTCTTTTTTCTTCCGTGAGAATATGCCCATCTCAGATACTCCTTACCCCAGGCCAGGCTTCCCGAGTTGCCGCCCAATAAGCCAGGGCCAAACTCATCACACAGTCATCTGTCATTCCTTCCGGTGCCTGGTAGCTAATGTTCCCGCTTTCGCTTTGCTTATAGTCAAGTGCCTTCAATTCCTCAATTAGAATTGGTATCTTGGCCAATTGAATTTTTTTCTCCCCAAATCCGAAAATTAGATTTTGAACCAACGACCGTTTTTTCTCAGCAGTGAAGGTAAACCCCCGCACATACACATCAGAAAGCAGCAGCTCTTGAACTATCGGATCGCCGACCCCTGTCTGGTCAACCAGAGTCAACGCATCATACTTTCTGACCATCTCTGCTATCTTATTTTTCTGCACATCCCAGTTAACTCCGGTAAACCTTTCAAAGTCAATTAACCTGAGTTCATCATCCAGGATTGTTATCACGGTATAGTCTCTTTTCCTGGCCAAGTCAATCCCGCCATAATATTGATGCCCTGGTTCTTTTCTGGCAATTAGCTCCGGCAGAACAATAGAGACATCTACATTCGGGACAACCTCTCCAGCCTCTTCGATAAACTCGGCCATAAACTCCTGCTTGAACACATTTTCCGGCAGCGTCTTTCTGGCCAGCTCGATGTCCTCAGGTCTGATTTTCGGATTGTCTGAAGAGTCAAACCGCCAGCTCTGATAATCTGGAAATTCTGGGTTCTTTCCCATCAGCCAAAGATGATAGAACCAATTCCGGCCCTTTGGCGTTGAGATAAACATCACATCCCCGCCGGTATCTGATATAGCCGGCCTTAACACCTCTTCCCAGGCCGCCTTTGGTATCCTGGCCGCCTCGTCTATCACCAGCCTGTTAATCCCTTCAGCCCGCAGATTATCGTAGTTCTCTGCTGTCCGGAAACTAATTGAGCTGTGATTGATGAACTCTATTACCATATCGCTTTCACTCACCCTGCTGATTATACTCATTCCGCCGCTTAGCCGCAGTGCTGACATCAACCGCTTGAATGCGTATCTCCCCTGTCGATATGTTGGGGCCACCCACATTGAGTTCCAACCGCGATGATTCAGCGCTCCCTCTAATAGCCAGTTTAAGGCAGCTATGGTTTTCCCGAACCTTCGGCCGGCTGAGATTACCTTGAACCTTGCTGTAGATAGTAGAAATTCTTTCTGGCTCGGTCTTGGCTTGAATCCCTTTATTTTCATTCATCCTGCCCTTCTTCCTCTCCGCCATCATCACCTGAAGCATACTCAAATGAAAGCTGGATATCGTGAGAGAGTTCGTATTTCTGGGGCGGTTCGCCTATTAAGTATTTGGCTATCATCTCTCTGGCTCCGGGCCTGCCCCGCTTCGCACTCTCAATTAGCAGGGCAGCAAATTCTTGGGGTGATATCCCTTCAGCCAGGGCCTGCTTGAAGTTCTTGGGATAGGTTAGAAGAAGCTTCGAGCCACCAGCACGGAAAATGCGTTCATCCCCCTTTGTAAAGGGCCTTCCTTTAGGCTTCTTCTGCTGGTTGCTGCTGTCGTTCATTTCTCTTCTATTTCCGCTATCGCCACCGCTACCGTTCTATCCGCCCGATGTAGTTCGTTTAGAATATTAAGAACCTGCGTCTTATCCGAGCTATCGAACTCAAGAACTATCCTGGTAGCCTTATCGCCAGATACCAGGCTCTTGTTCTGGATGGATTTTATCATGGCTTCAAAAGCCACTTTTAGCACCGGCGACACTTCTATGTTTGATTTCATTTTGATAGCCCGTTCACTTTTGTTTCTACCCTGGCTAATCTTTCCCTGATGTCTTCAAGGCTTCCAAATATCCGGTCATGGTCAGAATGATTGTTTTTTTCGATCTGGAAATATTTCTCTTCAAGCGTTTTTAGTCTCTGCTCGTTTGAGGCACAGCGTTCAGGATTGTTTTTAAGCCCGAGCTTTTTTGTCAGGCTTTTTTCTTTCCATCTTGACCAGGCAATGAAAGCCGCCAGAAAGATTATCGCCAGCCCATTGATTAGTTCTACCAGGTTAATTTTGCTCATGCCCTATTTTCCTATCAGGACGCCCAGGCCAAAGCCTATTAGCCCGGCTCCAATGCCGCTATGTATCTTTTTCCGCTTCTCTGAATTGATTAGTTTTTGATAATCAGCCAGAAGGCTGTTCAGTGTGGTTCTCTCTTCCAGCCAGAGTGTGTTTTTCTGCCGCCAGAGCCTATCTGTTTCCTTCCAGATAAAAACCTGGTTCTGGAGATTGAGGAGTTCTTTTTCCTGAATTTGGACCTTCTCTTCGAGTGCTGGAATCTTTGCCAGGCTAAACTCTCTCCACTCCATCAGGCGGGCGGTGTTGGCTTTAAAGGCGGCCAGGCTGAAGCGTGCCCCGGCGTCTATTTTGTCAACCCCTGAATCGTTCAGGATTGCCCTGGTCGTTTGGACCATCTCATCGGGGGTCATGGCCTCAACCTGGCCCTGGATGGCTGCCAAATTCTTCTCTGTCTGCTTTAGTTTTTC